ATACGACAACTCCTGTATTGCTTGTTCCGGTTTGAACATTTTTATGCTCATGACTCAAGAAGTCTCTACCATTAATAATTACGCTAGTACCAGTAATGGTTACATTTCCACCTGTTAATGTAATACTTGCCGAACCTTGTACTAAAGATATTTCTGTGGGTGTAAGAGTTACAACAGCACCGCTTGTTGTATCCCTAATAACAACGCCATTTTTGCCATAAATTGTGACCGCATTAGGATCGACTGGCGACCAATTAACATTACCAATAGGTACAAATACTAATCCGCCTAAATTGCTTGGTTCGCTCAAAGGCGCTAAACCTGAACCTAATCCAGATACTCCACCAAGAACGGTATCGGCTGATGTGCAAAAGCCTTTGTCTCCAATTTGAATGGGAAGTCGAATATATTCAGACCCGATAATTGGACAAGTTACTTGAGGTATTGTGAGTGTTCCGCTGTCAACGTCAAAAGACACAGTTACTATTGCGCCATTGACGGCAACAACATGGCAGGGATATTTTTGTCCTTGTCTTTGTTGGTTATCATCAATCTTGCCTTGAGCAAAATTGTTAATTGATATGGCAAACGGTATTTTTTGTTCAATCATGGTGTCACCGGAATTGTGCAATCAACAATAGAACACCAACTATTAGCATCAGCTTGACGGCTATTGCCAACATGACGAATATTTAAAATTTGAAAAACGCCCTGAAAAGCAAGGTTATTTCTGTTTTGACCAAATGTGGCGGGACTATTGGTAATTGGCGAACCTTTTGGAAAAACAATTTTATCCATGATATTTAAATCGCCACGCATAACTAACTTGGCCTGAATTGTGCTTATGTTAATCCATGTTAAATTTCCAATAATATCAGTAAAATTAACATTGATTGTATTTGTGGTTGCTGTGCCATCAGTTATCAAAAAACCTTGATTTGTTGAAGTAATGGATGCGCCCAAATATCCGGCAGTTTTAATAATTTGTTTGCTTGTTTGATTGATGTATGTAGAAAAAGAAATAATATTGTCGTACTGCCACGATTGGTCTTGGTTATATACAAGATTAGAGCTTAATGATCCGTATATTTGGATATTTGGGTAAGCGGTATTTAATGATTGTCTAATAGCACTTTCTAGCGTTGTGCCTGCTTTCCAAGTAAAACTAAAATTAACTTTATCATTTGGTGCTACATACGTTAATCCAACAATAATGAAATTTAAATTTACCTCTGTGCCCTGCCAATTTCCAAAGCATTGAAGTATTGTGCCATCTATTATTTCTCCGGCTTGTGCAGGATTTGCAAAAGGAAGTCCTTTGGACATACCAATTGAAATTCTAATTCTGGCATTGTTAAAGTTTGCCGATTGATTTAAATCTTCAAAAGAAACGCCGTGAATGGTTAATAAACCATTTTGTGCTGTTTGATGAAATAAGTTTTGAAATATATCCAAATCAACTCTAAGAGCCGATCCATTGTCTATTCTATTTTGATAGTTTTGACTGTTATTTGCTAGGGACGTAAAAGTAACTGGCGCAAACTGAGTTGAGCTTTGTTTAGATGGGCTAATGGTGATGCTGTAATAACGCATTACGGACTAATGATAAAACTGCTACTGCTTGCTCTAAACACCATTGTTGACGTAGTGAAATACCCAAACAATAAATTAATATCATATTCATCAGGTGATTCAACAATGGGACGGCTGACAATTAAATTGCCAAAAGTATCATAGATAGAAAAAAAATATCTTGGTGCGGCCGCATTCCATGTGCAAATGCAAACATATGTTGTCCCATCTAACGTAGGGTTAAATTGAAAATTAGCTAATGGAGATGGGTTAAATAATATGGTAGTCATCATTTAGCCCCATAATTAGGTGCGGTACTATTCCAAGTCAATGCTGTTGGAGTAGGCAAACCATTTTGAAATTTGGTCATTAGATTACCCAATACTTGCTGTGCGCCTTGTTGAGTAATCAATGGTTGAACAAAATCCCATTGGTATAAAAATTGCACTTGTTTGTCGCTTGCTGTGCTGACATCTCTAATGTTAGTCAACAAACAATTGGTATAAGTGTAAGCAGGCGTTAAGACTGTAAATGTTCCGCCCGTCAAAATATGAGTGTCTAGTTGGCTTTTGAGAGCTGTAAAAATTGAGTTTTTAAGAGGATACCCGCCATTATTTTGTGCAGGGGCTATCATTACTAGGCTTATCTTCAATGGCATCTGTATCACAGCATTTGCGGCCATTGTGAGGCTTGCAAAGGGATATTCTGCGATTTGCCATTCTTCAAGTGTTCCACCAGACATTACTCGATACTCAGCAAAATATTGCCCTGTATTCGAAAAAGAATTGCTTAATTGCTCTGTAAGTTGAACAATAGGCAATAAATTATTTGGATAATTTGCGGCTATACCATTGTTTAAAACAATAGGCGTGACTTCATAAGAATAAGAAAAATTAGCTTCTTGTGTGGTTAACATGATTATCCCTTACCCGCATTGGGTAGACTTGCGGCTGTAGCTGTTGCACTTCCACCTGTGTTATTGTTAATCATGACTTTAATTTGTTGCGCTGAATAATTAGATTTACTGTTTTCTACTTTAGCAATTACGGCCATCAATGAGGTCAACACATTGGGGTCTTTTAAGTCAAGATGTTCTGTGGCTTTATGTCCTGTTTGCTTTTCAAGTGTTCTAATGTAAGCGGCAGTATCGTTTTCATTTGGAGGCGCATATTGACTAATAATGTCTTGAATGGTATCTAATTTTCTGTATCCAGCGGCTTTTGATCTGCCTGTTGCATACAAATTTAATTGTTCAGCAAGCGCTTTAAAGCCTTCAGTATCTGAGCTAAATTTTGCAAATCCACCTTCACCTTTAACAGCGCCTGCTTGGTGAGCAAATATTAAATTGCCGGGATTTGCATTTCTTTCTGCCAAAGATGCTCCACCAAAAAATTTGCGTACAGAATCTTTGGTTTGCGCCCATCTAGCTTCACCTTCTTTTTGTTCTTCGCTCTCTGTAATGCCAAGAAAATCAGTAAAACTTTTAAGACCAACAACAATGTCTTTTAACCCTTCGGCAAAAAGCATGATGTTATCTTTTAATTCATCAGTATTTAAGTCTTTAAGAAAATCAACAACAATGTCGCCAATTACTTTTGAAAACTCAATTAATTTTGGGATTAAAGGTTCTAAATTTTTAATCAATGAAGTTTCTAATACTTGTCCAACACGTTTTAATTGAATTAAAAAATCTTGCCATTCTTTATTAACGGCATCTGTTGTCTCTAGATTTTTTGCATCTACTTGATTTTGTTTGATGGTTTGCTCTAATTCATCTTCTTTTAACGATGACAAACGCCTTAAATCTTCAATACTAAAAATTTGTGTTAAGCCTGTTGCCTCGGCATATTGCTGAGTCTGTCCACCAGCTCTAAATTGCTTAACAGCATTGCGAATAATATTAGGCAATAAATCAACAGGATTTTGTCCGGCACTACCGCCAAGTCTGCCAATCAATGATTGACGAGCCAAGTCACTTTTGACATCAGCAATATTAGATAATACTTGTGTGGGATCAAAATACTTGCCAAAGTTTGTTTCTGTTGCCCGTAACTGCCCTGTGGACACGCCTAAACCTTGCGCCTGCCGTCTGTAATCACTTGCTGACCCTGCCAGTCCTGCCAAGCCAAAACCACCGCCTAAAGCTCCTAAAGTAGCCCATTTAGCTATGGATACAGCGCCACTAGCAAGATTGCGAGCGACATTGGCTGTGGTTGTGCTTAACTGTTTGAATGTCTCTAAATTTTCTTTAGATAACTTTTCAAAGTTTTTGATTTGACTGATTAAGTCTTTAACGCCCTTGACTTGAGCGTTAACCTCTTTGGTCATTTTTGCCGACCAAGGCAATGGGTCTATCTGTTTTAGACTTTTAACAGACGACTGAAATTTGGCGAACTCTTTTGTGAACGCTTGAAATTTTTCATCTAATACATCTATTTCAATAACTGATTTTGTTGCCATTATTTACTCTTAGAAGATTGATTTTTTTTCAATTGCTCTGATTAAATGCCTTTGACGATAATGCTGTGCATCTAACCACTTACCGCCATTTTCCTTTATAAATTCATGAAATGCTTCATTGCTTAAATAGTCTAAGAGATAAGCGATGACTCCTTCATTTTCTTTCCAATAACATCGGTTGTTGTCGAGATCGGCAAACCAGCTTGATACGCCGTAGAGTCCAAGGATGTAACTACCCAATTCCGCAAATTCCCTGCTAGTTCCAGAAATGAAACCTTGAAATCCCTTGGAGCGACCTTGGATATTGCAGTAAAAAAAACGAGGGAACTCATTACCTCCGCTTCTTCATCTTCGTCTACGATACCTCTTTTAATTGCCACATCAAAAGGAACAGTTTCCCATCCCTTTTCCCCGCAAAAGATAACATTGGTCAATCTAATGATTTCATTAATTAATCCAAATTTAACTCCACTTGCGCCTTCCCAAGTGTTTGATTGAGTTGAAATGGACTTTAATGCCGGATAAGCAAGCCTTGGTGCTGATAAGGCAACATGGCTTGGGTTATCGCTCTCAAAACATTGACTAAAGACTTTTCCAAGCTCTA